ATTTTCATTATTCTCGTTTTTGCTTATTCTATTGGCAATTGGGCAGACATTGAAACCGCTAATATCCGAAGGAGCAAGGCTTAAAAAATAGGTATGAACATTTAAACCTAAATTCTTTTTAGCTTTGTAGTTTGTATTTGGTGGGCTTAATAATATTCCTTTGTAGTGCTTAGTCATTTTTAATATTTTTTTAATCATTTTTATTTTTCCTCGATTTTTATTGTTTTATTTACTGGTATCAATTGTAAACTAATTAAACCATCATCACCAAAAATATCAATTACAGCACACTCACTAGACAATTCATTAAAAGAAATATTTACGTCAATTTCTAGCTTATTGTGAATGTCTATATTTGATCTTTTGACTGTTAATGATGGTAAAAGCTTATCCCATCTATTATCATCTATTACCAAGTCAAAAAAGAACTTTCTAAGGGTTTCTATGTGTTTCCAGTTTTTAAGCTCTAAAACGCCTAACATCCTGTTAACATCATCTAAAATTAGTACTTGTTCCATTTTTATTTCCTTTTGTTTAATTAATGATTAATTGAAAATAGTATCTTTATTTAATTATGTCAATAATTTTATTTAATTAAATTTAGCCGAGCTGATTCCTAGGTACATACTACTAAATAGGCAATAGGTCAATAACTTTCTATATAGGCACTAAAAATTTAATTGAATTACTTTTTGAAATGTCAATAGTTTTATGAACTTTTATTTGTATAGCCCCACATACCCCCCTTTGTCAAGAAAAAAGATTAATTTATTTTTTACTTGCTTTTCTCGCTCAATGGGTTAAATTATAGAAATAATTTCATTTTTTTAAAGATTTTACTTGACTTTATGGGTAGGGCGTATGTAAATTTGGGTATATTTGTTATTCCCCATTCCCCATAAAATAAATAAAAACAAAGTCTTGCACCACTGTACCATAAAAAAGTCCAAAAGAAAGTCCACTATGCCCTTGTATAAGAAAAAGAAAGTCCGTATAATATACCATAATGAGTGTTAATCTACCAGACAAGTTGAAGCCTGCTATGGGGGTAGCTATAGATATGTTAGTTACTAACCCAGAAGCTGAAATTAAGGATGTAGCCGAGAAATCAGGCGTAACAAGAGCCACTATTCACAACTGGATGAAAGACCCAGAGTTTGTAGAGGTCTTTTATCAGAAGTATATGGTTACATTTGGAGCAAAACTGCCGAAAATACTGAATAGTATGATTCGAGAGGCTGAAGCTGGGAATGTACAGGCTGGTAGGCTGGTTTTAGAACATTCTGGTAAACTTATCAAGCGTGTAGAGGTCGCTAACCACAAAAGCCCATTTGAGAAGTTTCTTAACTCGGATAAGTCAGATATGAAAGAAGTTGAGGTAATGGATGCCGATTATGAGGTATTCCCACAGCGACCAGAAGTGCCTGAAAAGCCTATTACAAAGACAGAATTAAATCAGAAACAACGAAGTTTAGATAAAAAAAATAAAAAACGAAGAGAAGCTAGGCGTTGGAGAGAGCGTGCTGAGAAAGTAGGTGTTTCACCACCAAAAAAGGGAAGACAAACCCCATTACAAAGAAAGGCTTGGCAGGAAAAAGTAGTAAAACGAGAAAAAGCACTTAATCTGACTTCTTCCTATGAGTAAATACGTCAAATGACTTACATTCTGGGCAATTTTGCTCTCTATCAGCTTTAACAGATAAAACTTCCCAAGTCCACTTACATTTTAGACATAAACAAGTCAAAAGTGTAAATTTTTTCATACAATTTAGGATTTACCCCATTTTTCTAGTTCTGCTGAGTGTTTTAGAAGCTCTGAGAGCAAATCTTCGTTAAGTTCTGATTCAGAATCGTGTTGTATTCTGTTTATTGGAAAAAATGACTCTGATAAGAACCCTAATAACCTATTATTCATCAAAACTACCTCTTCTAGGTTTTTTAGTCTTTTATCAAGTCTTTTTATAGAGTGTTCTTGCTCCGTTAAGCATTCGAGTAGTATTTTTAGTAAATAATCTTCCATCATTCCACCTTCTATTTACCATAATCTAATTCTACCTACCCTAATGATGCAACCCTTACCTTTGAACGCAATGCTTTATTTACATTTTCCATAAACTTTTTATCTATTCTTTGCTTGTTTTCAGGCGTTGTTGTAATAAATTTTCTTGCAACAGTAGTGGGGACTTCTCCGTCATTGTGCCATTTACCATACTGTATGACTTTTAAGGCATTTTTTTCTGCTTTTATACTATTATATAGCTTTCCAGTTGCCTTTAGTGGGGGACTTGTAGGGTATCCTTTAGATTTTCTCCATTTTTTTGTTGAATTTTCTAGTTTTGGCAGTTTTCCGCTATCTATTACTGCTTTAGAGCCTTTTTCTGAGTCTTTTGCAAATTCAGAGGTGTATTCTTCGATTATATTATCAAGTTTTCCCGATAATTTGCCAAAATCAAAGTTTACAGATATATCTATTTTCATTCTTCTACATTGGGGTTAGAATTTAATTCTTGGTCATTTATGGATTTATTTTCATCTATAATTGCCTGTGCTTGTTCAATAGTAAGGTCTTTATTTTCCCTTGCCATTATTTTTGCTCTTGTAATAAGATTATTTTCAATATCAAAGTTATCTTTCATTATTTGGTCAGCAACTGTCTTTGGATATTCAACTTCTTGGAAATCAACTCCAAACTCTTCAGGTAAAGAGACTCCATTGTACTCAGCAATAGCACGCTCAACACTATAAAAGTCCTGTTCATACATTCTCCAAAGAGCTATATCGTCATAATAATCCTCTTTTCTTTCCATATCTTTAATCATTAATGAAATACCACTAGGCACTTCTCCACCAGATTCTGCCCATTGAATCCATAAATGGTTATTAGATGCAACAAGTTCTATCTGAAACTTGATGTTGTCTATTGCTTCCTGTATATTTCCACTAGGACTTGTAATATTGTATGCCCCATCTTCTCCCATATCTAGGATAGTGTTAGAACCTGCTCTGAGCATACTTTGGTCTGCTCTAAGCCCTGTAACCCACGGCTGACCAAACATATTGAACCTCATTCCTAAATTCATTTCAGTTAAGGCAATATTTACCTGTTCGTTACAATTAACAACATCACTAGCACCCTCAACAAAGAAAGAGTCTAACTGGTCTTCTCTATGAGTAAAAACAAAAGGGAGAACACCATATGGGTTTTCTATCTCTTCCACCATCTTACCATCTTCATTCATAGTGCCATATTTTTCCATATCCCAATATTCCCATTGAAGATTATCTGTATTAGACAAGTCTGATGTGTTATTTAGCAAAGGATACACAATAGCTGTAGGTTCAAAAGGATTTTCATCAAAATATGCTTCAAAGTAATAAATTGGTCTGTAGTCAAATGTTTCATTAATCCAGTAAACACGATTAGCGATAGTGCCAACGAGACGAGTCATTCTTTCAGAATGTTTCATACGAACATCTTTAGTTGGAGTGAGTTGCATATATCTTTCTGTAGCATCCCCTACGTTCCTAGTAGCACCAAGACTATAGATTCTACTAATTTTATTAATAAACTTTCTGGTAAAGTTAGTAACACTTGGAGGTATTTCCTGAAAAGCATCTCCACTAAAGTAATTACTTATATATTGTTCGGTTGAAACTCCAGAGTAGTAGTCAAGATGTTTTCTTATTTCATTACGCCTAGCGTGTGACATCATTAACTTTGTTTCTAGTAATTTATCTTTTAACATTTTTTGAATCATCTTTGAATCCTTTTCATTTCTTGGTTTCTCATAGGAAATCTGTTTATTATGAAGTATCTAAAGGCATCATTGCCGTGGTCGTGGTATCCATCTTTTAAAGGTTCTTCTTTGATTGGTTTACCATCTTGCGTTTCTGGATACCTGTATTCTTCAAAATCTTCAATTAGTTCTGTGCATTTTTTATCAACGTGAACTCTTCTTACACCATCAGCACTTTCAAAAAATCCTCTAGTGTAAGCAACGCTATTCACAATATTTCTGCTTATCCTGTCTCTTGTAGACAGTATTCGTATCCCACTACGTCTAAAGATTTCCATATCTCCTCTACCAGACTGTCCTTGAACATTAGAACCAGCAGGGTCGCCATAGTAGGACATAATAGGGTATCCTTTTGTTTTAATCATTTTGATTAAATCTTCTGTCTTAATATTTTCTTTGTGTAGGATGGAGTCAAATATTTGTATATGCTCCACATCTCCATCCCAGTATGTTTGCATAAAAAGAACTGCTGGCATCCTATATCCAAAATCAATAGAGCAATAAGTAGGAAGGTCTGGATTGTAAGCAAAGTCTCCAACATCTAACCCTCTATTAAAGTTCCAAACTTTTCCTTCAAATACAGAAAATTCTGCTCCAAATTCTTGACCAAAAAGTTCTTTTGACATATTTCTTTTTCTTTCTATAATGGCAGGGTCATTTAATCCAAGAGGAAACTCGTATTGGTTTACCCAAGATGGAGAGCTGTGACTTTCCCATAGTGGGTCTTCTGCACCTAATTTAAACAAATCATATATCCAGTTTCTTCCTTCTGGGGTTGTAATAAAAATAACTTTACCTTTTCTACCTGCCACAGTTGGGGATAAATACATATCCCAAATCTTTTTATTCATTTTGGCAACCTCATCTATGACAAGCAGGTCAAGACCCTCTCCCACAAGACTTGAAGGGTTATCTGCTGACATTCCCTCTACAGTAGTACCCCACTTAAATCGAATGTACATATCCTTTTCTGATGCCTTATCTACATCGTCAGGATGACCAATAACCATTCGTTGCCAAATTTCACGAAATATCAATCGAGCCTTCTTGTATGACATACCCACAACCCAAATACGTTTATTGGGCTGAGATGCCACATAAGTAGCTTCCATAGCACTTGCCCAAGTCTTGCCAAATCTTCTCCCACAAACAACAACTTGAAATCTGGCATCCTCTTTTTCAGGATAGTGCAAGGGCAACTGACCATTATGCGGTTGATAACCTAAATATTCAAACCACTTTTTCTTAAATTCGTAATTTTTTTCTTGCATTAGATTACTTGACTAACTTACATTATAGCATAACTTTAATGCAAGACCAATTCTTGTATATTTAATAACTCACTGAAGAGGTAAAAATGTCCGAAGAAACGACCATCGAGCCAGATGTAAAACAGGAAGTCGTCACAAAAGACGAAAATAATGTACCAATTTCAAGGTTAAATGAGGTTATTTCAGAAAGAAATGAACTTCGTAACTCCCTTGAGTCTTTTAAAGCAAAAGAGGAAGAAGATAGAAGAGCAAAACTTCGTGAAGAAGAGAAGTGGCAAGAGCTAAATGCAGACCTTGCCAAAGAAATTGAATCCTATAAGCCTTACAAGGAAAGATGGGAGCAGATGGACTCTAGACTTCGAGAAGGTGCTTTGGCTCAACTTCCTGAATCAAAACGTGAAAAATTTGCCAATGTCGAAACAGAAGTTCTGGTTAGCATAGTTGAGGAATTTACAGAAGTGGAAAAACAAAATCCACCTGATAGAAAGGGAACAGTCCCAACTCAACAAACTTCAGACTGGACTAATATGAACAGTGAAGACCGCAGAAAGAACTGGAATACGATATTGGAGTCATACATAAAGAGGTAAAATAAATGGCTAAGCATTATCAAGGTAGCCCTGTAACGACTACCACAGACCAGCATTTTATTCCTGAAATTTGGGCAGATGGTATCTATAAGTTCTTCGAGAGAAAAAGTGTCTTTCGTGGATTAGTAGATGACTATTCCGCTTTAGTAGCAGGAAAAGGCTATGGAGATGCAATTAACATCCCTGAAATGAGCCTTATAAGTGCTTCAGACAAATCTGCTGGGTCAGATGTATCATACGATGCAACTGCAACTACAACAACCCAGTTAGCAATCAATAAACACAAATATGTCGCAAAATTATTTGAAGATGTGGCTTTAATCCAATCCGAGGCTGATTTAGTAGAAAAATACAGCAGGATGATGGGTGAGGCTCTTGCTCGTCAGGTAGATGCTGATATTTGGGCAGAGTTAGATGGCTTAAATAGCTCTCAAGCTCTTTCTGCTGACGATACTTTGACTGCGGCTGTGTTTGAATCAGCACTAGCAACTCTAGGTGAGGCAGATGTTCCTTATATGGATGGAGAGTGTGCAATGGTTGTTAACCCAACTCTATTCGCAGATATTTTGAATCCTTCTGCTGGTATCGCTCAATACTTCATCAGAAATGATGCAGTTGGCGAAGGCAACAGAGGTCTTCGTTCTGGAATGGTTGGTTCGCTTTACGGAATTGACGTATATATGTCAAATACTGTAAGCACA